ATTGGATGATAAACGGTGAATTACACCAAGACGTTGTTATACGCGTCGCTAGGGATGGTTCGTATATAATACACGGGTACAATGAAACACAAGGAACAAATCAGTGGAGTGGTGTAGCGGCTGGAGCGTACGACCTAAACGAAGATTCTACACCTGAGAATTATTGTATAGATACATACGATGAACCAGGTGGTACGAACACATATAACTATCAAATATATATAGGATCAAGTGGTGGTGGTAGTTTCCCTGCTCACATAAATCGAACGTACATCGGTGGAAATAGTAATGCCCACGAGGCAGGAATATGTTTTATGAGTGCTACGGAAATTGCTCAGTGAAATTTTATTTGGATATATTAAATGTCGGACGTGACACAGGCGTTAGTTAGTTTATATCCGAATTGTGAATGGAGTATAGAAGATGGTATGTATGAAAAATTAACATGGACCGATACAAATACTTCCAAACCAACCCTCGAAGAATTAACAGCTAAACAAGAAGAACTCACGGCGGCGCAACCCCTAAAAGATCTTCGTAAAGAGCGTGACGTGTTACTCATCAAAACGGATAAGTACGCCCTTCCCGATTGGCCACACGAATCCCTCGATAAACAGAGAGAATGGCTCGAGTACCGCCAAGCCCTTCGCGAGCTTCCCACGGTGACCGAAGATCCGGCGAACCCTGTTTGGCCCACTGTTCCAACTGCATAGGACTTGCCCCACACCTAATAACACGTAAATCATTTCTTACGTTATATTAGATGTCTATCAATAATTTGAACACGTACCTGAATATTAAAGACTCCCACCTTCGGGTGGTTTCAGGAAACGTATACGCACAGGCGATGAATATTGGTGGAATAAATATAGAGACCGCCCACGGTCTCCAGAGTGTTTCCAATACGGGGAACGTTACCTCGAATACCCTCCAATTCTCTAACGCGATAACGGGTTTCGTGACGACCGCGAACGCTCAGATCGGCCGGGATCTCATAGTGTCCGGAAATGCAACGGTTTCGACCGATTTAACGGTGAGCGCGAATGCAACGGTTGCGGATACACTGACAATTTCCGAACATTTAATAGCATCGAAAGAAGCGACCGTCACGGGTAATTTACACGTCACCACGATTCGATCGGACTCCAACGTGGTCGCCGAATACACGGGACCCCACGATCGACCCCTGCGGAAGTACCCGGAGGTGAAGTTCCCTCTATCCACAAGTTCCGAATCACCCGCTAATGGGGCTACTACATTTACTTATAAAAGCTACACAGTTACAGGAAACTCCGTATATAATGATGCAGCTTCCAAAATATCAAATGCGTTTGATGGAGAGGAACATGTGACTAGCTGGACAGGTCTCTCGGGTGATTACGACAGTAATGGAGATGTTGCCTCCGGTAAAACGGCAAACTATCTCCAAATTCAGTTACCTAATGCTATTAAATTAGAAAAGATGAAAATTATATCAGATGGTAACTATCAGTATGCTAATGGACCTAGAAATATCACGTTATATGGCAGTAACAACGGTTCGGATTGGGTTACGCTCAAAACAGAAACGGATTTACCATTAAATGGTGGAACAACTAACCCCGATCCACAAACAGCTTTCGTTCACGTGAATACAACCACGAAATACTTGTATTATAAACTGGAAATTTCCAAAATATGGATTTCTTCGGGTGGTGCCACATACGCGAGAATTGGTGAATGGGAACTATACGGCCACGAAGAAGGCAGTGGCTCCCTAGACACCACCCTAAAGACCGTGTACAACGTGCCGGCGACCACGGGGACCCAGTTGGAGGTCTACTATGATGCGAAGGGTGAAAGTACAGTGCAGAGTCCTATTCCAGACCTTTCCCCAAATACGAATACCGGAGCCGTCTCCGGACATTCACCCACATTGGATTCGACGGATGGTATTGATTCTTTCAAGTTCAACGGGTCTTCACAATACGTAACTGGAGCACACGGGTTAACAACCGGATCCGGTCCAGTTCATACGATTTCTTTATGGTTAAATGCGACGGAGATGACTAATTATACATATGCTGTCCAATTGGGTCAAGGAGGTACTTCTCATCAGCAGTCGGCTATTATGTTTTATGAGAACAAAATCAGTCACGCACATTGGGGTTCTGGTGTGTTATCAGATGTTACTATTGCTAAAAATGTATGGTATCACGTTGTCGCGGTATTTACCGGAGGAAATGGATCCGATTTATCAAAGCACAAAATATTTATAAACGGCGAAGACGGGGGTGTAGGTGCATTCCCGGGTTCCACCGATGGACCTGTCGTTTTAACCGGAACGCAACTTACGTTAGGTAGAAAAGAACATGCGGGTGGTACACCTGGTGACTATTTCAACGGTTCCATCGCGAACTTCCGTCTCTACTCGAAGGCCCTGAACGCTGACCAAGTGAAGGAACTCTACGATTACCAAAAGGATTACTTTTTGGGGTCCAAGTCCCAAGTGACCCTGTACAAGGGACACTTGGGCGTGGGGGTCACCGAACCCTCGGGCCAATTGGAACTCGCGGGAGATGAGCGGATTCAAGAGTATCCTCCTAGGGATTTATACCAATACGATACAAACATTGAAGGACATGGAGTATTTTGTGCGAGTGCGAGTATTGAATATACTGATGGTAATCATCCTCCATGGGAAGCTTTTAGTGATAGTGCAACCTCTGCAAGTTCAGAATCTGTTTGGACGACCAACGGTGCTCTATACGATACAACATCTGGTTTACATACAGGTTCCACGACAACTGCAGGGATAAAGGGTGAATGGATACAATTAAAAACTCCTTATAAAATCAAAATATCTAGTTTTAATTTGAATTCTTACGCAGTTAGTGTTAATAGTAATCGTCAACCTCGCGATTTTATATTACTCGGAAGCAATGACGGAAATGTCTGGGAACAAATGAAAAGTGTCGCAGGTCAAACAAAATCGGGATATACAGCAGTTGCACCCGTGTATAGCGGTCCCCTGGGTCCGCATCATACCGTAAATTCAACGAAATACTATAGTTATTTCAGAATAGTAGTCACCGCTAATCAAGGTGGTGATGCTTTACTTGGAATATCGAGAATCAGGTTCTTCGGCACCCCCGGTCCCACGACCCTCGATAAGGGTTCGCTGACTCTAGGAAGGTCCCTCGATGTTCCCCGCGTTTCGCGGTACGACGTGGATACGGAAACCCCTAGGCCCGAGAAGTTGGTGCTGGATTTAGATACCACCGTCAATTCCTCACCCACAGATATCTCGGGGAAGGGGAATCATGGGGTGTATTACAACGGTGCCTCCTACTCTCCAGCGGATAAGGCGTTTGAATTTGATAATACACAGGGTGGTATACGGGCTCAGACAACCAATTTTGACACAAGTGGTAAACATAGTTTCGTGGCGTGGATGAAATTTGAGTCGTTCGGGCAATGGTACGGACTTTATGGTATAGGTACAAACGATGGAAGTGCGTCAAATTTCACTATCTATACAGGCACTGGTGGCTCCGGAGATGTCGGCAATACAGGATTTCGTCTTGAATCTAGAGGTGGTGGGCGACACCAAGACTTAGCATGGACCCCAGTATTGAATACATGGGTTCACGTGGCCGTAACATGGGATGGCACCGGTGGTTTAAACAATGTGAATATGTATATAGATTTGGTTAAATTAGAACGACAGCAATTAGGAAATTATGAAAACAACCCAACTTCAAGTATTACACTTCCCAGTACTCAAGCAATTCGTGTAGGAGCTGATGCACGTCAGTTTGATGGTGCTGGTACCGGTTCTAATTTTGATGGCCAAATCTCCAACCCAAAACTATACAACGTCGCCCTCGAACCCTCGGAGGTCAAGAAACTCTACCGGCTCGGCCGAACCGGGCGGTCCATGGTCATCAGCGACACGGCCGTCGGCATCGGGAAAGCCCCTGAAGCGCAGTTGGACGTGAGGGGGACTTTTAGAGCACCGGGTACGATCGTTCAGGTTAAGCAGGCCGTAAAGAAGGACACACAAAGTACAACGGCTGGGTCACCAGTTGATGTCAGTGGACTTAGTGTAACCATTCAACCTAAGTTTTCTAATAGCAAAATACTTGTATCGTATCAGGTTAATATGGGAGGAAATTACCATATGTTTCTTCGGGTATTCCGAACACAAAACGGTGCTACCGCGATAGTAGGATCTGGTAACACGGCTGGTAATAGACCCGAAGCTTCAAGTCATCAATCCCATGTTGACCTCCGAGATATGAAATCAATGAACATGGAAATTTTAGAACCATGTAATGGAACAGATGCGATCGAGTATAAAGTACAGTTTTGGGTTGCCGCGGCAACCCATTATACAGCATTTATAAACAGGGCCATGACTGCAGATAATAATGTTTATAATGCTTATGTATCGAGTTCTATAACTGTAAAAGAGGTGTGTCAATAAAATTCCTATGTAAAAGTAAATGGATATACCATTGATTTTATCCGAATACTATAAAGGTCAAGAATGGACCCTCAACGGTGACGACTACGAAAGTTTAATTTGGTACGACGAAAGAAACACTCTTCCAAAACCAACTCTCGAAGAATTAACAGAGAAATGGAATGAACACTTAGCGGCCCAACCCCTAAAGAAACTCCGCCAAGAACGCAACAGGCGCCTCGCCGACGTGGATTGGGTTTTCTCAGAAGATTATTCGATTGAGGATGACTCGTACCAACAATGGCTCACGTACCGCAAAGCCTTACGCGACCTTCCTTCAGCGACGGAAGATCCGGA